TTCTCCATGCCTTTTGATTCGTCTCTTCTAGCTTTAAAGCTTTGAGACTTAGTTGATTCTTTGCCGTCTCTCATTCCTAGAGATTCGTCAAGTCTGTCATCATAGCCTTGTTTCTTAGATCCCTTATCTGATGAATATGGGAATCTAGGTTTATAAGGTCTATTTCCAAAATCATTTCTCATAATTTTCTCCTAATATTGATTTTTTACTCTAAATAAGTTTGCAAGTCCACCCTTATTTAATGTCATTGTTATATCGTCTGTTACAATTTCATTATCTTGGATAATATCTTTAGCCTTTAAAGAAGCCCTTAATTTTTGTTTCTCTCGAATTTTTCCCAGATAATCAGTTATATATGAAGCATAGTAATCCTCTTGATCAGCCGAAGGTTCTTCTAGAATAGGAGGTACTTCTTGACCATCGCCTTTATCGTCGTCTTCTTCTTCTTTTTTCTCTAAAGTCTCTAATATACTATCAATTTTTGCAATCGTTGAATTATGCATTGAATTAGGATTACTTAAATCAAGAGTAGACATTACAGTTGCTTTCTCATTTAGAAGATCGTTTTTATAATCTTTGTTTACTTTTGCTAAGTCAATAGCAGCTTTGGCTGTGCCTAAATCCCCTAGTCCTAATGTTAACGGTCCTCCCAACACAGTGGTGATAAATTTTGGTAGTAAACCTTTTTGAATCTTTTTTTGTAATCGATCTTTTTCCTTGTTATAGTTGTCAGTAAGTCGTGTCTCTCTAATGTCGCTATCATAATATTTTGTTTTTATCATGTTTCTTCGAGCGTTGTATTTCTCCGCGTCAGACATGTCTTCTAAATCAGTATCGTATTTTTCGTCATCCGATGCTGGACTTTTTGAAAATATTTCATCTGATTTTTGTTTTCTATATTCCCAGTCTGTCTCATCTTGAATTCTTGTTCTTGTGGTATCGTCTTTTGGAGATTTATCTCCCTTGTTTCCTGCATAGGCCCCAGTTCCTTTTTCTTCTTGACCCCAATCCTGAGGTCCCCCATACCCTGGTCTTTTTCCATCTGTAGATTGTTTTACGAGTTGTGAAATTCCTCCGCTGTTCATAAATAAAGTTGTGGGAGCATTAGATTGATCTTCAACATTTTCTGCAAAAAGATTAATTGTTTCTCCTCCAGTATTTTCATCTGGAGCTTCTGCGGTTGTTACATCCATCTCACTTGCTTCAGTATCTAAAATTCCATTAGTAGATGTTTGTTCCATCGTACTTGCATTATATATCTGTAAATAGTGTTCATGATTAGGATGCGTGGCTGCTGCATCTGGATTTATTTCATATGTTTTTACCCATTCTAAATATTCAGGATCTTCTGTTCCATCTACAAACTTTTTTCTAAAATGATTTGCAATGCCTCCTTTTTTAGCTGGCAAATAATATTCAGGAAGTTGATTAAGTTCAAAATTTAAATGTGCGGTTCCACCACCTGCATATTCTTTTTCCCAACGCTTTGCTATTTCTGGATGATTAGCGTGTAGAAATCTTCTTTGCTTTTCAGATTGAAAAGGCATTAGCTTCTAGGACCTTTAAGTTTAGTAACATCAAATCTTTTCGTTGCATCAGATTTTGCTTTTGCACGATTTGACATTTTTTGTTTTTCAATTGAAGTTGCAGCTCTAAGCATAGCTAATTCTTCGTTTTGATCCATCTTCTCTTCTTGCAGATCTCTATTCATTAACATTTTAGTTTTATCTAAATTAATTCGAGCTTCGTCTTCTTTTTCTTTTCTCTTATTGTCTTGTGCTTTAAGATCTAGCTCTCTGGCTCTTAATTTAGCAATTGGATCATTACCAAAGCCGCCCATAACTTTTTGTTGCTCTTTCACAAACTCTTCCATCATTTCTGCAATTAAAACTGATTTTCTAGCTTCTACTTCTAATTGAAGCCTTTCTAACTCTTGTTTGATTTCAGGGTTTTGTTCCATTTGGGGATTCTGTTGTATTGTTTGTTGAATTTGTTGTATTTGCATAATATTGTCTCTCATCTCTAGTTGAACCTGTTCGTCAGCCATTAATGCCATGTGTTCAAAAATATTTTTTTCTAAAGCTGATAAAATAACTGGATTATTCATCGCCATGTTCGTACCCATAAAAGCTAAGTGCGCTGTAATGTGTGCTTGATGGTCTTGTCCAGTAAATGCTTGAAAAGGTTTTCCACCTAAAGCATCTATGTGTTCTAATGCTGGATTTTTTGGTTGAGGCTGTGCAGGAGGCGGAAGTATTTGATCAATGTTTTTAACACCGATTGCCTCATACATATCTCTATATGCTTCGTACATATTGTGCATTTGTGGATTAGATTGAGCTAATTGTAATTCTGTTTGTGCAATAGAAACTCTTTGAGTAGAAGAAAAAATATTTGGATCTGCTACTGGTAAAATATCTATTTTGTCGTCAAAGTCTTGTTGTTTAATTTGATTATTTCCACCTACAACATCATACGGATACACTGGAGGTAAATACGTTGAAAATACATTTGATAATAAAACAAATTCAATTTTCATAGACGCATACAGTCTCTTATGTATCGCTGACATGACTCTCGAACCACGTTCTAAAAGAGCTACAGTAGTTCCAACAGCAGCCTGTTGGTTCCCGTCACCTACCTGCATGTCAGCAATTGACGCGAATCGCTGGCCAGCCGTGACACAAATTCCCATCAATGATAATAATGTTTGTGAAGGTTCTTTGTAAGGCAAAGTCATAAAAGCATCTTTAAGGTTTCCACCTGGTGCATCGACATCTCGAAATTCACCAGGTTGGAGAGATTGGGCATCGTTGTTTACACGAATTCCTCTCTGCTTAAATCCTGCAGGCAAATTGGAGAGGGTACCTGCATCTAAAAGTTGACGTAGAGCACTTGTGGCTGCTCTTGTTAAACCGCCAATCATATGAATTAATCCAAATCCATAAAAACCTAAACCAGGCAAAAATTTAAAATGCACAAAGTATTGTGTTTTTAATTTCTTCGGATCATCAACTTTAAAGTTCCTTCTAATTGATAAAACTTTTCTAGAGCTACTATCAATTGTGACAATGTATGGAAGCTTAATTCCTGTTGGCATTCCATCTTCGCCTCTGTCTTCAAACCCTTCAAGATCTAGATCGACATGGCATTCAATTAACGTGTATATCTTATTATCTTTTTGATAACCCGTTGCTGAAGTACCTTCTAGCTCTCGTTCTTTTTTCTTAACTTCAGATTCTTCTGCGTAAGGTGCAAAGAGTTCTATATCTCTATAAAATCCTCCGACCTGTTGTTTACGTAAATCATTCTCTGAAATTTTTAATACATGACATATGGCTTCCGCATCCTCTAATGAGGTAGCAGAATACGGAACCACTAAGTCATCCGCCGGAACAAACTTTGATACAGCTCGTCCCATTAAATCGTCGTAATAAACTTTTTTAAATGTTGAACCTGCTAATGGCAAATAAAATAACATTTGATCAAATTCAGGTTCATACTCTTTCATGACATCCATAAGTTGGTAGTTCATAAAATCTTTTACTCTTGTTGCTTGGTCCTGCTTTTGAGGAGTAGCCATTCCTAAAATTTGAGTTCTAATTGGACCATTCGCAGGAAGTAATTCTTTATAAGCTTGCGCTTGAAACTGTGTAACTGCTTCAGCTAAAACTGGGTGTGTTGCACCTGAAGCTCCTTGGAATGGCTGTGTTCTTTGTTCAAATTGAAATCCTAAAAGATCTAAACCTTTTGCATAAGATCTTTCCCATTCTCTTCTGGATTCTCTATAATCTGTATAGTTACCCATCAATTCGGATCCAAGAGGTTCTAAAATTGAATCAGGTAAAAGTTCGGCTAAATTCTGGTAATGATTTGATCCTTGTTCAGGTGCAACAGCACCTGGCTCAAAATTAACATCTACACTTCCATCTTCGTTTTCTGTAATTTCCGTATCTTGATGAGTAGGAACAGTGTCCTGCATTTGAGAAACTATTTCTGCTTCTTGTTGTGGTCCGGGAATTGTAGTAGTTTGCCTTACGTTAGGTAAGGTTTTGTCTATATCTGCCATTTGTTTTCTCCAATCTTTCTGGTTTATCTTGTTTTGGCTTATTAATCAACCCTTTCGGGTCTGGTCCTCTTAAAGGAGGAATTGCTTTCCATTTAACATTCTTCATGTTTTTAACTAATGTTGGGTTTTTCATTTAATTAATTTTTCGGATAGAAGTTCTTCACTAAAATTAATACCTGGAACTTCTGGTTTATCTACGAGTTTAAGGGCTTCTTCATAAGAAATATTCTGATCCTTTGCTATTTGAGAAGCCTGCTCATATGTGTCTAGGATATTGGATACAGATTTTTTTCTTGTGTCTATATCGATTTGTTGCTCTTCAGTTAAAGGTTTAAATTCTAAATTTTTATCCGCCCAGTTTTTAAGTTGATAAGCAGTCATTCCTGCTAACAGATAAGGTGACGCTCTCGATATAAGATTAATCATTTTAACCGGCATTCCAGCTCTAATCGCTACATCACCTAAAATTTTTAATTTGTTCTGCCATCCAGGTACTTTAGTAAACATACTTAATGCACCAGTAGCTCCATACCTTTCTATGGCACCTTTCCAAAAAATAGGGGAAAGATAATTAATAGGATTGGATAGATCAACTTCTTGTCCTCCATGCAAAGCTACTGTAGCAATTGGAGTAAGCAAAGGAGACAAAGCTTTATCTATAAGTTTAAGAGTACCTAAAGCAGATTTAGCTAAAACACTTCCTGTTCTATTTGTTATTTTTTGTACAAAAGTTTCTGGATTTTTAGTAAGTTTATTGGAAATACATCCAATCATATCTACACTAGATGCATAAGTAATTCTTCCGCCGTCTGCTTTTTTAATAGGACAATCTAGAGATTTAGCTATTTTTAAAATATCCTTTTGTTCTAAAGCTTTTAATTCATTAATAGCTAAATTAATAACTTGAGTTCTACTTAAATTTCCTCTTTTTAATTCTTTAAAATCAATATCTCCTAATTTAGTATTTTTACCAATAGATAACGATGTATCTCCACCAATACTTTTAGTAGTAATAGTTCCGTCTTCCGC